TTGCGGTATTCCGGGATGCTGTCCGTATGGAATTGGAGGGCCATACCCTTGCGGTAATGGCGGCACCTATACCGTTTGCCTCACCCCAAACGGATGCCTGAACACTGACAATCCTTGCACCGGAGAATCTACGCCTACACCTACACCTGTTACGCCAACTCCTACACCTGTTACGCCAACGCCTACACCTACTCCACCAGGTCTTTGTGATGGGCAACCAGGAAACCAGCCTTTCTACGGAAGTATATGTACTGCCAGCGACGTAATCACAAACTTCCTATGCAGTGGCGGTCAGGGTTGCGGTTTTGGAAGCGGAGCAAGTTGCTTCCTAGGATGCTTCGCATAAGGTAGGATATTACTCATGTTAACTTCAGAAGATTTTGAGTACTCTAGCGAAATTACAGGCAGGGTAGCTATAGCTATTGCTCTTGGTATAGACGGAGAAGTTTTGGTTACTATGCCTACCTATGTAGACTTTTACGAGTTTTTGTTAGACAATCCTCAAGTAATTTGTGTTACAGAAGATTGTGGGACAATTAACTTTATGTCTGAAGAAGAAGTTGTAGAGACTCTAGTTACGACACCGTTACTCGGCTCCATACTCGCTAGTAATCCAGATATACTAGAAATTGTTAGGAGAAATCCTGATAATTCGTTTCCCGAAATAACAGAAACAATAAGGTTTAAAGGGTACGTGGTGCCCGGTTGGAAGTACGACACTTCTGGTTTTATTGCTCCAGAAGATTGGGTTTTACCTACAAATACGGCAGCAGAGCAAGAAGCTAAGTATACTGAGTTTTTAAATAAAGGGGGTCAACCAAATGTCTGAAGAAAATTTGTCGCCGTGGCAAAAGTATAAAAAAAATCTAGGGAATACTAGGCCATGGGATCTACTACAAGCAGATAATAAAACAACTGATGATATAGCGGCAGAGCGATATGAGATTTGTAAAGCTTGTCCAGAACTAATTAAACTTACAAAACAATGCAAAAAGTGTGGCTGTTTTATGAACCTAAAAGTAAAGTTAGCTCTTGCAGAGTGCCCGATAGGTAAGTGGGCTGCTACTACGGTAATGGAGTAGTCGTATGTCTGAAGAATACCCAGTAACTATTAAAGAGCCCTTTATTGTAAAAAGCGTTCTTCCAGGAGACGAATTAAAAAATCTTCAAAAGCACGCTATGAATCTATGGGTACATAAACCTAACTATGACGCCAGTTTTGGTCGTCATCAGTGGTTTGGGGAGCCAGAGCTAAAACGTATTCATGAGATGCTCACTGAGATAGCTCGAGAGTACTTTGAAAGCCCAACTCTTATGCCGTCTTGGTGTCTTATGAGTACCTATGAAGGTAAGGAGGCCAAGCTTTGGAAGCACAAAGATGACAATGCTTGCACTTACCATATCGACCTCTGCGTATTTCAAAAAGAATCTTGGGATATCCTGGTTGAGGATACGGCCTATACCCTAGGTGAAAATGACGCACTCTTTATGTACGGAAATGACCAAGAGCATTGGCGGGAAGAGTTTCCAAGCCCTGAAACTAACCTGGTGTGCAACGCGTTTTTCTTCTTCTGCGAACCAGATCATTGGTACTTTACAGAAGGTCCAGACTATTTATACACCCACATTAGGGCAGGCAAGTAACCTAGTAGGAAGTAAACTCTCTATATGCGTGGAGAACAGGTAATCGGTCGTTTTAACATCAACCATGAACGTGGTTCGATCATCTCTGGTACCACAAAAGAAATTGTTAGGACCGTAGGCTACGACCTTGAGTGGTGGCTATACCGCCCAGACCTAAGCCTTGTAGACCCAATCTATGATGTAGGTTCTTCAGGAATTGATGGTGGTCGTCGCTGGCATGGGCCTCACCACATCATGGTTATTAACGCTACCCTTACTCAAGGCGTTACTATGCAAAGTGAGCGCGGTTTCTACAACACTGACGTTCTTAGCATCACTATTAACATGGACGTTATTGATGGCTCTTCTTTGTCGGGTGGAGAATCGCTACCTATTCCAGAGCTAAAGTATCTTCCTTCTAACCCAGACGCTTACTTGCGTGATAGGGTTGTGTTTAAGAACCAGGTATTTACCCCTAAGAGAGTTCTTCCAAAGGGAATTATTACTAACGACTACACTTTGTTTGATATTGACTGCTACCAGGTTAACCCTGAAGAGCTTGTCAACGACCCTCAATTTCAGCAGTATGCTAACTACTCTCCTTTTGCTCCAAAAGACACTCACGCTAACGAAGGAATACCAGGCTAATGGCTAAAAACCCATGTTGGGACGGATACGTCCAAGTAGGTATGAAGAATCAAAATGGTAAGAAGGTGCCAAACTGTGTACCTGAAGGTAAAGGAAAAGACAAAGTCGCTAAACCTAAGAAAGGTAAGAAATAATGAAAGAAGATAAACTTCCTAAGAAAAAGCGTTTAGAGGTAGAAAAAAAAGGTCTTGTATTTAATAGGGTATCTAAAATAGCAAAAGCTACTGGAAATCTAGATTTTGCAGATTCTTCAAAGAAAAAGTCTATTGCAGAAAGCCCACGCAATAAGGTCCCAAAAAAGGGGAAGAAGTAATGTGTTCTACCTGTGGCTGTGGTAAGCCTAAAGACAAGCACGGACATAAGACCCTAGCCGCTGCCAATAAGAAGTACGATAAAAAGTCTGATTCTAAGGGTAAAGCCAAGAAGTCCAACATGGTTAGAAAAAAGGGCATGTAAAAGAGTTATTGATTTAACCCCCGAAAGGGGGTTTTTTCATTTATTCTTGTTTTTGACGCCGGAGTAATCCGGAACCCTGCAGCTTGACCCCCGCACTTCTCCCTTTGGAGGTTTTTAATGATTTCCCTACTCGATAGAATGGCTCGTGCCGAAACTGAGGCAGATAGAGAGCAATTCGTCCGCGGTGTTTTAGGTCTAGACAAATTTCATGCAAGCTCAATTGTAGCTGGCTGGATTGCAGGAAGTCTAATCTCTAAAGCCGTGGGCCGTAAATGAGCTTATCAGAATCCTTAAAATACTCCATAAGTGAAGGTGCTCGATTCGATTCGTTAGCTACTACTAACGATTTGCGGGAGTACTGCAGAGCTAATGGCTGGCCCTTAGACATTGTAAATAATATGTCTGTTGTAAACGATGGGTCTCAACACACAATCTACTATCCACCTTATCTAGGACATAGAGTAATTGAGTTAGAGTACACCCCAGAAACACCTACATTTGGAACCCTCCGTAGATTTTTAGACCAAATAAATGATGCTAACTTTGCTGCTGGAATATTGGGGGCGATGAACTTCTAATGCCATTTATTATTAATGAAGATAAAGCTATAAAAGCTATGCTGACAGGAATAACTGTTTCAGATAGTGGTAATCCCGCACGCCCTGTGGGGGTGTGGTTTGGTCAACCTGACCTTGAAATTAGAGCTCAGTCATACCCATACCTGACTATAGATTTTATTGGTTATAACGAAGACTTCTCTAGAGCCCATCGCGGAGAGATTCAGATGCCATACTTTCCAGAAGGTGTAGACACCGACGAGCAGTATGTAACTGAATTTCCAATCCCAGTTTACTTAGATTATCAAATTACCAGCTATGCCCGCCAACCTAGACACGATAGGCAAATAATGGCAGCCATGGCAACTGGCCAACGTATCCCACTACGTTTTGGCCTACTAGTTGTCCCAGAAGATATGACGGTTCGCCGTTTAGATTTTCTGGGGTTTATAAAAAAAGATACTACAGATGAAAACGGTAAGCGGCTATTTTCTAATGCGTACACCATTAGAGTTAGCGCTGAAATTTTACCTAGAGTTCTTGAACAGATCATCCCAGTACAAGAAACTAACGTCTCGCTCAATAGCCAGCCCACAGAATTTACTAATATATCTATATAACTCGGCACCCCAAGAATATCAACCTACCCTAAGGAGTAAAACAGATGGCTACATATAGCCGGCCAGGAATCTTCATCAATGAAGTTTCTCTGCCTCAATCCATTGAATCTGCCAACAACGGTGCGTCTCGTGGCGCATTTGTTGGTACATTTGCAAAAGGACCTACCGCAACACCAACACTAATTACAAGTTGGTACGAGTTTGGAAAAACTTTTGGAAATTTGTCAGATTTGTACCCAGCAAGCTGGGCCCTATATGCCTTTTTCGCTAATGGCGGACGTCAGGTATACGTAAATCGTGTCGTAGGTGCAGGTGCTGCAGCAGCATCCGTAACTCTAGTAGACCGTGCAGCAACACCAGTCCCTACCCTAACTATTAGCGCTGCTAATCCAGGACAATGGGGCAACACCCTAAAGGCAGAAGTTACTTCGGCCTCTACTACAACCTTTAACCTAATCATCTCTGATGCAAACGGGGTCGTAGAACAATTCTCTGATCTAAGCATGTCTAGTACAAGTACACGTAACGTAATTTCATTTGTTAACTCATCATCATCTGTTGTACGCGTAACTAGCCTAAATTCTTCAACAGCATCTCCAAATAACCAACCAGCAGCAGATGGGCAAAAGTCATTTACTTCTGGAGCAGACGGCGCTGTCCCTACTAGAACAGCTTACTCAGCTGCACTAACTACATTTGACACCGTTAACTCCCCACTCCTACTTAACAACGCAGACGCAGCCTATGCGTTTGCATCAGGAGGAACAACTAATGCTCGTGCAGCAGCAGTTGCTTTACAGGGAGATTTAGCTGCCTATGCGGAAGCACGTGGAGATGCATTTGCAATTATTGACCCACCAGCAGGACTTACTGCAGCAGAGGCACTAACTTATGCAGCAGATGTTAAAACAGCTTTTGCAGCTTCTGGCGATGGTGGAAACACCGCAACTTACTTCCCATGGGTAGTAGTTCCAGATCAGCTAAGTGCTGCTACCGCAGCAACTCGTATCCTTCCTCCTGGCCCAGCAGCTATGGGTAAGTACCTAGAGACAGACGCTTCACGCGGTGTCTTTAAGTCTCCAGCAGGTTTTGGAACTCGAATTGCTAATGCTGTTGCTCTAGAGCGCAGCTTAACAAACGCTGAACTAGACTCACTGAACTCAGCACAAGCGCCAGTAAACGCTATCCGCAATATTCCAGGTGGAGGCATTGTAATTATGGGTGCTCGCACACTCAATAATACTCCTGGAGAGCGCTACATCAATGTTCGCAGATCAATGATCTTCTTAAAGAAGGAACTTGAAAACCGTAGTGAGTTTGCTGTCTTTGAAAATAACAGCGAACTTCTTTGGAACAGAATCCGCACATCCCTAGGTAACTTCTTACGAGATTACTGGTCACAGGGTGGTCTACGAGGATCTACTCCATCACAGGCATTCTACGTTCGATGCGACGCTTCAAACAACAGTCCACAACAAATTCTTACCGGAAGAGTTAACATCGAAATTGGTGTGGCTGTAGAATACCCAGCAGAGTTTATAGTGATCAGCATTGGGCAGATCACAGGAAGCGCTTCGGCGTAAGGAGATACTAAAAAATGACAACACCAGCATTTACTAACATACTGTCTACGTTAGCTACCGATCCAGTACGTAATTTTCGGTTCTTAGTTCAGTTTTTAGCACCTACAGATGCAGCAACTCCAACTTGGGCTTTTGATGCCAAAATGGGATTCACATCTGTTTCTGGACTAACTGTAGCTACAGAATCTATTCAATACCGAGAGGGTGGGTACAACACAACTGTGCACCAACTTCCAGGTCAAACTTCATTCAGCCCGGTTACATTTAGCCGCGGTGTGATGCTAGCAAACTCACAAAACTACCAGTGGATGCGCAGACTATTTTCAGTAATTAGTTCTGGAGCAACTGCAGGTGTTGGTGCGGATTTCCGCTGTGATATCGACATCTCTGTACTTAGCCACCCAAATGCTAAGGGTCTTTCAGTTCAAACTGGATCTACACCCGGCGCGGTTGCAGAACCACACGTGTCTTTGCGTTTCCGCCTATACAATGCGTGGATTACCAACCTTTCCTACAGTAACTTGGACGCCGGCGGTAACAGCCTTATGGTGGAAGAAATGACTGTAGTTCACGAAGGTTTTGACGCAAAGTATGCAGAAAACTACACAGCTTCTGCAGGAAATTTTGGCGCAATTACGTCATCTGAAAACACAAATCAGTAACAACTAACAAAGGGTATATAACATGAGTACAAGCACTATTAATGCCGCAGAAAATCCGGCATTGGCAAATAAACTAGCTCAAGAAGCAACACAAATATCTGTTGAAGAAGTGGTGGGATCTGCACCAATAGTTACGATCCCATCACTTCCCGACACAAACATAGAGCTTCCAGGAGGATTTTACGATCCACTAGAAGACACCCTCGTAACTACTGCTGAGGTTAAAGAATTAACTGGAGCAGATGAGGAAGACATTGTACGCATTACCGAAACCGGAAAAGCGTTGATGGCTATTCTGCAAAAAGGTACAGTTTCTGTAGGTGGTAAGCCAGCAGACAAGGACACTCTAGAGCTACTTTTAGCGGGAGATCGAGAGACTCTACTCTTAGGTATTCGCTGCGCTACTTTTGGCACAGAGATAGAGCTAACAGAGGTTGTTTGCAGCAGATGTCCAGAACTACAAACTATGACCATTGATCTTAAAAAAGATGTAAAGATTCAAACGTTAAAAGATAGACTGCAAGATCGCACTTTTGTTTTAAACTTAAAAGTAGGTAAGGTAAAAGTAACTCTACCTACAGGCAATACCCAGAGCAAACTAGTTAATGCAACAAATAAGAATAATGCTGAACTAGATACTCTTCTCTTAAGTAGCTGCGTATTAGAAATTAATGATGCAGCAGTGTTAGGTCAAGCTCAAATTCGTAACCTTGGTATACAAGATCGTAGAACAATCCTAGATGAGATTGCAAAACGCAATCCTGGTCCACTACTAAACGAAGTAAAGAAGGCCTGTAATACGTGTGGCCAGGAGGTAGAACTGCCATTAACACTGGCAGACTTGTTTCGCTCATGAAACAAGCTATCAACTGCTCATTGACTCTTACGATACGCTAGCTCAATTTTATCCAGGCTGGTCTTTAACAGAGTTACGAAGTTTGTCAGTAAGAGAACGGTTAGTTTTCTTATCTAAAGCATCTACACGACCTAAGGTGGTGAGTTAATAATGGAAAGAGACCCTAAAGGATCTTTAGGCCAAGAGGCCCTAGGCCAGTCTGGTAAAAAGGCTGTCGAGGGTATTTTTGAGTCCCTTGAAAAAGGCCAAGACAAAGCCATTAAAAAAGCTACTGCTTTTGAAAAAACTTACGAACGTGCGCTTAAGCATATTGATAAAGCCGCCAAGATTCAATCTGGTAACTCTTCGGGTAGTTCACTAGGCCTAGGCTCTATGGGGCCAGGTGCCCTATCACTACAGAACGGTACCTACGGTCAGGGCGGAGGTATGTCCGGTGGTCAGATTGCTGGACGAGTAGCACTTGGCTTAGGTGCTGCAGCTTACGGAATTCTACCTAGTACCACAACTGCTGTAGGACAAAGACTTGCTGCAGAACAGATCGCTATGTACTCTCGCGGTTCTGGTGGGGCACGGAATGTAATTACTAGTGCTAACGCCGCAGTAGGTCGTGGAAACGCAACTAGCGCTATGGGCCCTACACTTGCCGCAGGTCAAGTTCTTTCTCAAGGTGGTTACAGCCAAAATTCTTTAAGCTCTAGAAATATCATGAGTCAACTTGGTGGTATGAGTGCTGCTTCAGGTATGACAAATGAAGCTGCTGCTGGGGCATACGCAAGTCAGAACAGTATGGTTCTACTTAGACTTGGTATTAGGTTGAGAGATGGTCAAGGAAACCTAAGGCCGCCTGATCAAGTAGTTAACGATCTTTACAACAGACTCTATGGTGGAGCTAATCCTAAAAACCCAGAAGAGATGTTCTCTCCAAACAGCATCGACCATAAAACAATTATGGCTGCTGCAGGAGGAAGTCCAGAAGTATTCCAGCTTTATGCGGGCATGCTTATGCTTCGTTACAAAAAGAAGAAGCCACTCACCTCTAAAGATATGGGAAGCGCTAAAGGCGTCCTATCAACTATGGGCGTAAAAAATGGTTTACAGGCCACTAACTTTAACTATCAAAGCTCACAGAATCGTCTTTTGCAAGGAACCGAGCAAGGAGCTGTAGCTGGATACCAGGGCGCACTAAACGCCGCTGCAGCCGTAAATAATGGAATGTCTGCACTAGCTGAAACATTACCTGGTGTGGTAAACGGATTAGCTGCACTAAAGGGAGTACTAGAAACTCTTCCTGCTGCAGGTGGGGCTGGGGCCGTTATGTCTGGCGCAGGTAGCGCTATTGGAACAGCCTTGGCATTACGAGCAGGGGGGCTTTTAAAGGGAGGAACGGCAGCAGGGAGTCTTGCTGCTGGAACTTATGGTTCTGGCGCACTTAAGACTGCTTCAGGTTTTGCAAAGGGAGCAGGTAAAGCTATTCCAGTTTTAGGTACTGCGTTAAGTATGTACGGTGGATATCAAGCAGGCAAAAGTAAGCAAGGATTTAGTTTTTCAGAAATGCTTAAAGCAGCTGGAATTGGCGCAGCTGGAGGCGCGGCTGTTGGATCGCTAGGTGCTGGAGTTGGAGCAGTTCCCGGAGCGGTCATAGGCGCCCTTCTTTCTGGTGGCGGTAACGCAATTGGGCAGTTATTTGGGGCTAACCAAGGTGGGGGGAGTAGTACAAAAGCTTTAGGTACTGAGGGGAGTGAACCCCTCTTATTGAACCCCGGAGAAGGTTTTAGAGTTTCTTCTGCATACGGAACTAGAAAAGACCCTAATGGTGGGGCCACGCAACACCACAATGGTACAGACTATGCAATGCCTGTAGGAACACCAGTGTTAGCTGCTGCAGATGGCATTGTAGACACCGTTACAACACAAGCAGGTTCTTCTAGAAGCTATGGATTGTACGTAGTGTTAAGACACGAAGGGTTTTATACATACTACGCTCACTTAAGTAAAGTTATTGTAAAAGTAGGCGATCAAGTGCGTCAAGGACAAACAATTGCGCTATCTGGTGGTGCAAAAGGCGCACCAGGAGCAGGCTCTTCTACAGGGCCTCACTTACACTTTGAAGTAAAGAAAACAAAAGGTGGTGGAGGTCAAGACCCCAAGGGTTGGTTTGGAAAAGTAAAGTCCTCAATCGCTGGTTTATTTAAATCTAAAAAAGACAAAACAGCAGATATGTTTGAAGAGTTTAATCTTAGATCTCCTAGCGGACTTGGGCAAGGATATTCCAGCTCTAGTGTTTTAGGGGGAACAAGACTTGCGCAACTTTTGTCGCAAGGAAATTCTATTGGCTACGGGGACTTAGCTGGGGGTAGACTTGGATTTGCTCAAGCTCACGGGTCTCAAGACGCTCAAGATTACTTTGCAGGGGCAGACAAACTTGGACTTAACAATAAGCATAATCCTGTAAGCGGTGACTCTGGAAGTATGGCTTTTGGTAGCCGTGTCGGTCTGATGCAAGCTCTGCACGCTAGAGGTTTTAGAGGAAAAGCTTTATCAACTGCTTTTGCAGTTGCATTAGCTGAATCTGGTGGACGAGCAACCGCTACTAATGATACAAACGATCACGGGCTATTTCAAATTAATATGGGCGGAGCGCTTGGAAAAGAGCGCTTGGCTAAAACTTGGAAAAATAGCATGGGGGCTACTTTTAAGCTAAACGGCCTTAGAGACCTATACAACCCAACAACAAACACAGATGTGGCGTACCACATGTCTAACAAGGGCTCTAATTGGTCTAGCTGGGTTGCTTACAAAAACGGTGCCTTTACCAACTTCTTAGATGATGCGGAAGCTACTGCTAGAAAAGCTGGCATTAAAGTAGGATTCTATGGTGCAGAACGAACAGAAGAAGGTTTGACGTACACTCACAAAGACGAAGTATTGATGACTAAGATGGAAGCCGATCGTATGAGAAACCGACCATCTTCATCAGGAGGCGGTTTAAACGTAACAATGAACGTAAACATTGCAAAAGCAAGCGATGGAGAAGTTCAAGTACTTCTACAGCGCTTTAAAGCCGGAATAGAGCAGTCTGGTTACTTAGATACTATTGGGGGATACTAATGTCCGTATCAAATTATGACTACACCCTTACGGTTTTTGCATCTGAACTATTTACTGAAGAGCCTAATGTTGGAGACGGGTTTCCTAACACTTATTATGCTATACCAAAGTCTACAGTTCTTAACGTAGATCAAAAACTTGTATATAGAGTTACTATTTTTCTTAAAACTGCCCCAACAGTACCTCTTCAAAGTGATATTAGACTTCTTAGCACTGGTGTATTTGCTACTTGGAAAGACAGCATTAAAGACTTTGCATCGGTAAGCGGCGTTAGAACAATTAATAATCGTTATTTTGATTTTACAGTAACAGCTACAAAAAAGGGAAATGTACCTACCCCAACAATTGCACCTCAAATACGCTTAAACGGTATTTGGCAAGATGTTAGTCGTAGATCTACTCCAGTAGTGCCTACTATATCTTTTACTAAAGCAGCAAAACCTCCTGCAGAGATTCCAACTACTGTAAAAGCCCCGGATTACAAAAATTCTAACGGCGAGGTGCTTCCCGGCTCACAAACAGGTCCTTTTGAATGGAACAACTGTAAAAAATACTGGGTTAGGTACTGGCGTGAAGGAGTTACCTTTGTTCAAGGTGGTGCAGACTCACTAAGAAACCCGTCTTACTACAAGTATAGCGTTTATGTTAAATACTTTGATAAAGGTGGATTTCCTATAAACCCTACTTCAACTTTTTACGGTGTTGAAGAGACTAGAAACGGTGGGTTTTATAAAAAAAATAGTCCTTCTCAGAAAGCCCTAGCCGTATTAAACGAGGCTAAAAATTGTGCAAGAGTAACGGGTAATAATGAGACTCCGCCAAAAGATGACGGTAGTAGGTCTGCAGCAGTACCTAAAGGAACTAGTCTTTACAATCCGTACCCTCATGTTGTAACCCGTAACTATAAAGAAATTGCTGAATGGCCTTCAGATCAATACGATAGTAAGGTAAAAAACTTAGATCAATTAGGTGTGTTGTACACAGACCCACAACTAGCGTCTTATACAAAAGTTGAAGGAACAAATGAGTACAAAGTAGACACTACACGCAGTGCTATAAAAAATCAATGGGGATTTAGGTTTCTATATAACCCTACAACTTGGAACTACAGTTTTGGTGCAGATAACACCGGTATTGACTGGGGAAGAGGAAACCCTAATAATACAATTTTAACTGCTGGTACAGGAACAATCAGTCTTCAACTTTTAATAGACAGAGTAGCAGACATGAATACCGTGCGCCATTGGGATAGAAATGGGAGAACCATTGATGTTGGGCTACCTTACTACCCAACTACTTTAACTGAGGAACAGTGTGCAGGCTTACTGTACAGAGGAACTGAATATGATCTTGAGTACCTATTTAGAGTGTTAAATAATAACTTGTCTGAAAACCCTATGTTTGGAACTGCGGGAACAGCTACGTCTGCAACTAAGGGACTAGAGACTCTATCGGCAAACCTAGGGTACGTTACGTCCTTACCGTTTATGCTTAAATTTAATGATCAACTGCGGTACAAAGTAGTATTAACAGGCCTATCTGTAAATCACGATATCTTTACTAAAGAGATGATTCCTACTCGAACAGTGGTTAATCTGCAGCTTGAAAGAATCCCTGATTTCTTCTTTGATCAAAAAGGCGATAAAGAAAAACGTTTACGTTTTGATAAAGAAACCTTACTTAAGGGAATCTACGATTCTAGCGCAGCTAGTAAATATACTGGTCCAGCTAGAGTGCAGCAGCCGTTGCGTAACGATCCTTACGGAATGAGGGCAGAATAATGGCTGTTTTTAGATCCTCCAGATATTACACCGGTGGAGCACAACAGGTTAGAAATAAAACTACTAATCTTTACAACTGGACTGTCTACCGACAATTCCCAGCATCAACTTCAATCCGGTACACCGAATATACCTGGGCGGATGGGGATCGAATAGATTACCTGGCTTCGGTATATCTTAACAGCCCCACAGCTTGGTGGCAAATTATGGATGTTAACCCTGAAATTGCCGATCCATTTAATATCCCTGTAGGGACTGTAATACGAATACCAAGGGTGCAATAAATGACTTCTTTAATGAGCAACCCTAGAGTAAAACTACCTATAGAGTCTTTTCACGACAGAAACGTGTTGTTTATAAAGACGCCTAATTTTCCATTATTTTTAATAACCGCAGTATTAGACCAAAAGACTAATTCTCACGAACTATTGACTTTAACTTTTGCTGGAAAATTAACCTCAGATACTACAAATGTAGTATCTGGTGACCCTGTTCAATTTACCTGGTCTAGTGACTTTGGAACTAGTACTTTTGTAGGATACGTACACAGTATTAAACCTACTGATATTAACGCTAACGTTACAGAGATTTACTGCGTTTCTCCATCGTATTTACTTAAAAACACTGATCAAAAAGTGTACAAAAACGTAACTGCCGACGCTGTAGTTTCTAAAATAGCAGCAAAATACGGCTTAAAAGCTATCACCCAAAGACACCCTAGAGTATTTCCTTCTTTAGTTAATGCTGGACAGAGTGATTGGCAATTTCTTAAGCAATTAGCAAATTTAACTGGGTTTTTATTAAAAACAGAAGGCACTACAATATATTTTATGTCTAAATCTAAACTAGAAGCCGCTAGTAGAAAAGGCGCACCGTATTTTTATAAAGAAGATCAAAATCCAGCATCTAGATTTGTGTCTAGCTTTGGAAGTATAGTCTCGTTTACTTCAACTCTTTCTGACGACGCACCCGATATGTTTGGAGCTACCGTGGATAGGGTAGTATCTGGAATACATAGAACAAACAATTCTTTAATTAACTCTACTCACACTACTAAGGTGGGCTCTAAAGCAACTAAGGGAGTAGTTGTTCCTAGCGCTGCTTACCTGAGAGGGGATATCTAATGTCAAGTCACGTAAATTTAAATAATAAAGCGACATTTTTAAAGCACTTGCCGTTTGAAAGTGCAACCAGCTTATCAGACGCCAAGTACATTGCCTCAGATAGATCCGAAACTCACAGGTATAAGTACAGAGCTGCGGCTGTTCTATCTGGAAACAATTTAGTAAAGGTAGGTCAAATAATCTACCTAGATAAACTAGAACAAGGTATGTCTGGGTATTGGACAGTGTTATCTGCAAAACACGTATTTGGTACAGGAAATGCAAAGTATCAATTAGAAGTTGTTTTAGGAACAGATGTCGTAGGAGACACCTCAGAAGAGTTTGCTGTTCCAGAAATTAGAGATTTTGCTGCCGAATTTTCTGAGCAGTCCTTGGATGTAACACCTTCTGTATTAGAGGACTACTCTTTTGGAGTAAACAACGGAAAAATAGAATCTGCTGCTAACTATGCCAGTTCAGCTAGAACAGTCGCACCAAACTATGCTGCTCCTACACCAACTGTGTATGAAAAAGATATCTATAAAAATGAGACACCTAACTTCTCTAAAATAAAAAGAACTACTAAGT